GACCATGCCGTAGCGAGTCTTAAATCCGATCCGTGGCTGGAAGGTGTCCTGACCAACTGAACGAACCATTTGCAAAGGCACGTACGGACAATAAAAGAGACCAGCGTCATAAGGTGAGGAACCTTTGTAACCAGCGACATAGTACTGGTTGTTGCTGACGTTAGCTGCGTATGGGTCAATGTAGACTCTATACTTACCTTGTAGAACACCAGCGAAGGTGTTACCGGTGTCATCAACGTTAAGGTTAGCGTTGAGTGCTGGGGTGTAGTCAAGTACACCAGCCATGGTTAGAGCTGAAGCAACATCCGCGGAACAAAGGATGAAGTTACCCTTTCCTCTACGAGTTTGTTGCGCGATCGCGTTAGCGTCTCTTTCGATCTGGAAGATAAGTCCTTTGAACTTCTCAACTGACCAACGACCATTGGAGTCAACGTCTAGGTCAAATACACCAGGAGTGGCTACGTTGTTCTGAGCACCGAATACAGCTGACTTGTAGATAGTTCTAACAACTTCTCTGTTGATCTCTGAAAGAATTTCAGAGGCGAGGATGTTAGATAGTTCAGCTTCGGCGTTTAGACCATGGATCGCTTTGAGATCCTGAGCCAATTCCATGCTGTACTGAGCCTTGAGTGCCCGTGACTTAGCAGTTACGGTGACCTTCTCGATTGAGAAGCCCATCTCATTGAACTCTGTACCAGTTTCGCCAAGGTTCTCAGCGTCCTGGGTCAACATACCCTGACCTACGTTGTAACCAACTTGGTCACCGGGCTCTGGGTTGAGGATTGAGGGGTTAGAACCACGTTGTGCGGTTGTACCGAAACCAACTGTGTTACCAGCACCAACCTGACCAGAGTAGTTACCCTGAGTAGCTGTGCCGGACTGGTTCTGTGCGGAGAAGGCAGAGTTGACTTCGTTGTAGAAGGTCTCGTCGCCTGTCTGTGAGTCATAACGGCTTCTCATCGCGAAGATAAGACCGGTAGGACCGTTCATTGGTTGAACACCACAAAGGTCGTATGCCATCAAGTTAGGCATTGAACGACGGATGAGGCTGATGAGTACTGGATCGAAACCAGCTACTGATTGATCACCATTACCAGAGAAACCAGCGTTGCCAGTTGCGTTAGGGTCGGTGTTTACTGTTGGAGCTTCTGAAAGGAAAGCACGCTCTTCGGAAAGGGCTACTTCCTGGTTCTCTAGAAGTTGGGCAGTTACGGCACGCTTGTGTGCGTCCTGGATGGACTCACCGTGCTCGAGGATTGGTGCCCACTTCTCCTGGAGAAATTCGGAGTTTGCGGAATTGTACATTTGTTTAAAAACCTATTGTTAAAAATGTTTTGTTTGATCTAATAATTTAGAATTCACTTTTTAGAAACTCTATCGAGTGTCTGTAGGTAGACGGCCATTGAACCGGTAACTTCACGGACTTCTCCGCCAACGTTAACCTCTTCAGTAAGGTCCTCTACACTGTTTCTGCTCGCGATAGATGAGGGTCTACCAGGGAAATAAGATTCCTTGAGACTCTCTAGTTTCTCACGATAACCTGCTTCACTATCAAACTCAACGTTTTCAGCAAGGGCGATTAGTTTATCCTTTTGGGTTTCAGCTAATCCTTCAGATACTTCGAAGAAGATACCTTCGGCAACAGTTTGACCTAAACGGCTGTTTAGAGTGATGTTACGCTCAATTTGCTCATTGAGTTTTTCTTCCATTTCATCAAGTTTCTCAACCATGGACTCTACTACGTCAAATCTCTCTTCAGGGATTGAAACATAGTGGTTGTCAAATAGTTGCTTCATGCCAGAGATAAAGCTCTCTGTCATTTCAGTTCTTAGTCCATGTTCGACGGCGATGGCATTTTCAGCCATCCACTCATCGGCTACGTACTCCAAGTATGCGTCAACGCGATTAGCGACTGACTCACGTACTAGCTCTAGTTCTTCAACTAGGCGAGCTTCGTACGCTTCTTGGAGTTCTTCTTTGGCGATAGCAACCTTATTACGGATGGCTGCTTCAAAGATGGTACGAGCCTTACTCTGAAATTCTTCAGAGAGCTCCTCACCACTTAGAAGTGCAGTTACGTCTTCTTCAATATCAATTTCTGAAATAAGAACTTCCTCTTCCTCTACCTCAGTCTCTTCCTTAGTGGTTTGACCGGGAGGTTTGGGGGATACTTTTTCAGCTTGTGAAGAAGCGGAACGGGCATCAGTTGTTCCACCAGATGGTGGTTCTGGAGATGCCTTCTCCATACCTTCTGCCTTCTTAGCGCCTTTGGTGACCACATCCTCAACTTTCTTGAGAGGACCACCGGCGTCATTAAGCTTTGCAGAGCCATCAGGCTCATTAGTATAGTTTTCGGGAGTAGGACCACCGAGATCGGTGATTGACTGTCCGGGTACTACGCTGGGTGAGACTTTATCCATAGCCTCAGCCGACTTAGCACCTTTCGTTACTACGTTTTCCATGTCTTGTAATTAGATTGCTACCGACGAGTGTAATTTATATAATATAAATCTATGTTTATTTATAGAGTTTATAGATTTGAAAGGAAATCTTGGAAAAGTTGAATCTTCTTCTCCTCAAGTTCCCTTGTGACAACTAGTTTGTCAATTGTAGATCGTGCGCTCTCAATGTCACTCTCTTTCAAGAGTCCATTGACAAAAACCCATTCTTTTCCTTCCATAATGCCCTGTACAAAGGCGTCAGGGGCGCTTGGGTCGGCTACGATATCAGCTGCGGTGGCGAGCATAAAGTCCTCACCAACTAGCTTGTAGCCCTGGCGTGTCTCTGATAATGAACCAATACCACGAGAAGAAACTCCAAGAGTAACACCTTCATCAATAAGGTTCTTAGCAATCTTACCCATAGGGGTTTCTAGAAGCTTAGCCTTACCAATAAAGTTGTTTCCTTCTTGACGAAGTGAAATAATGTTATGTGATACTCGATCTAAGTTAACTGTGGGACCATCAGGATGCCCAAGTTCGCCTAGGGCGCGACCATTAGCGATGTACTTCTCTGTATAACGGGCGACTTCACGCTCCATAATACTGCGCTTATATACGCGGTTATTACGGTTAGGTTGTTCTGTCTGAAGGAATACTCCCTCAATAAACATAGACCTTTTGCCATTACTTTCTTCGACAATAAATTCAACCTTGTTAATTTCTTCTGTAATTAGTTTCATTTTAGTAGATGCTTACTCCAGCGATACGAACAGTTTTCGATGAAGCATATACCTTATCGTAACTGTGTTTTTTCAGGATAAGACTTTCATTACTCACTAATGTAAGTGATCTAGTCTCTCCACTTATGTTATCGATTAGGTAGAGTAGATATGGTTTTTTAGAACAATTAATTGCCCTAACACCACTAGAGTTATTGAGACTGATTGCCTGGTCAGAGTCCGTTGGACTATCAACCTCGGAGAATACAATCTTAATCACTCTTCTTCCACCTCTTCCTCATCACTCTCAAGTTCGGCTACTGGTTCTTCTACTTCCCCTTCGGGAACTTCGGAACCACCAAACATTCTGTCTGCTACTACATCACGATAGGTATCAACCCTTTCGCTTGCTTTTGCATACAGAAGATCTTTAATTGATTGTGTAATACCTGCAGGTGTTTCACCACTCACAATAGCATCCACAACCGATGTGTCGATTTCCATAATAAAAAGATATATGTTTTATTTATCAGGTTTAGATTTCACCTAAACCCTTTTCAGGCATCTTGGTAGATCTATCCACGTTAACCTCTATATCATTATCTTGAATAGGGGCTCCCATTTCAGCTTTACCACCAACACCATCTTGGGGTTGATCTTGTCCTGGAACAGGTGGAGATTCACTACCAGGAATCATTTGTTCTCCAGTAACCGGATCAATAAGAGCAGGATCTGGAATAGCTCCACTCTCAATCTCTTTCTCAATTTGCTTATCTTCCTCTACCATCTCACCATCAGTCTGACGGAGGATTTTAGTTCTGATATACTGTTGAGAATAATACTTACCGATATAAGGTTCTGCCTGTGCGAGAAGATTAAATCTCTCCTGCATAAGTTCAGTTTCCTTAAGTTCAGCAAAGTGATTGTCATAAAGGAAGTCATACTGGATGTTATCCTTTAGCATCTCCCAATCTTCGGGAGTGATGACATTCTTTAGAATAAGTTGTGTCTTTAGAATATCATTGAATAGACCAGCAAATCTCTTACGGAGTCTAGCTACGAACTTGGAGAACTTGACTTCATCCCTTAGAATTTCACTGGAACGTCCCAAACTGAAACCATCGTTAGAACCAGGTTGTCTGGATCTTGGTACATTTAGGGAATCATATAGTCTGTTTCTAAAATACTCTAGGTCACTAATCTCACCTAGATTCTGACCACCAGGAAGTGTAGAGATTTCTGTTCCTCTACCACCTTCTCTTCTAGGCAACCAGAAGTCTTCCAACATAGAAAGTACTTTCTTATCACTCTTCATCTCACCAGTAGATGCGTTATACGTCATCTTATTTCTATATCTCTGCATCACCTGGTGTAGGTATTGCTCTGCCTTTACTTTAGGTAGGTTACCAACATCAATGTAGAAGATTCTTCTTTCTGGTGCTCTTGATAATCTGTAGATAACAATAGCATCTTCAATCATACGAAGTTGATTGGATGCCTTGATTGCCTTATGAATCCAGGATAAAACTGTCTGTGCGTTTCTATCAACTAGACCAGAGTTACAGTAGGCAATTGAATCTTTAGCAATTTTGATAGAAGATTGTGCTGAGTTACCAACTGCCATACCTGCAGTTCCACAACCACCAGTAGATGCACCAGGAGTATAAACATAATACTCATCAATACCAGCGCTGAAAGCATCGTTTCTGCCGTTAGGAATCTGTGCTCCAGTATTGTTTAGTGTTAAAACTTTACTTGCAATAGGACTATTTTGTGCCTTATTATTGATCTTACGAACAAACTTGATCTTCATAGGATCAATATATCGTAGATCCATGATTCCATCTTGGGGTCTCTCGAAGTCAATTACCTTCAGGTAGTGCATGCGACCGTCGATATACCAGTTACGGAAAATCTCGTGTGCTCTCTTATCAAAGTCCAACATCTCCTTGATGTATTTGAACTCATCACGAATAATATTCTTTACTTTCTCACTAGCTTCTACATTACTGAGTTCAATCTGAACTGGTGATTCATATAGGTCACTAACAATTGCTTCATTGACAATATCTTCTACCGCACAATCTACTTCGGGGTAGAGTGCCATTTCTCTGTATCTACGAATCAGATCATACTCTGTTCTAAATACACCTTCAATATCAACGTAAGAAGAACCAAACGCACCACCAGAGGCATAGTAATCTACACCATCCTGGTTGTTTTCGGGAACCGGACTTATCGATCCAGGGCGTTGGATGTCGTCTTCTTCAATTGAAAAACCGAATAACCTTCCCATAACGAGTATTTTCTTCCTATAATAACATGTATGGGTACGACCCGTGAATATATTTAGCGCATAAAAAAAGACCCCCTTTTTGAGGAGGTCTCTTGTACTGAACTGGATTTAGAAGATATCTTCACCACCGGCGTTACGTCCGGTTCCTCTGATTGCTTCCCACCACTGAACCTGCATTTCCACTGTGAATTCGTGGATTTGATCTGTGGTCTCATAGTTGAGATCCATAGAAGATAGGTTATTGGGGAACACGTCGTGGAAACGATAGGTACGTAGAGTTGAACCATCTCTGTCTAACTGATAGACATATGCGTCTGACTGATAGAAAGCTGGATCCTGAGTACCAGTTGCGTCTTCCATACGATTCATGGAGTTCATCCACTTCTCGAACGCTGAACGGATTGAGAAATCCGTGTCGTTTAGAACTGTAATAGTCCAGGTATCGAAGGTTCTGTCACCTGCTAGTTTCAAAACACGACCACGGAAGGGAACTTCGATGGGACCAATGTTTGAAGCGGGGAGTGCAGCTGCCTTAACTAAGAAACGTGTTTTCTGTAGTGTATCAGTATCGGTAGGTGCTGAGATTGGGAACTGAAGAACGACTTCAAATAGATTGGGGCGGGCACCGCCACCAGTCATTTTGGCTTTGAAGTCACTCAGCGTCCTCAATACTGGGGACTCTACCTGAGTTCTTGTGCTTGCCATTTAGGGTTGCTCCTTGAAAATTTGTTTAGGTAGAAGTGAATTAAACAGTACCAACAATCTCTTCGAAACTTACGCCGGTGCGAGTAGCAACGAACGTTAGACCGATGAAGTTGATGGAACGTGTTGGCTTGAGGAAGATGTCTGCGACGAACTCATTTCTGTCAATAACAGCGGGTGTGTTATTGGTTTCGTCACATACCACAATAAAGTCTGTAATACCTCTCTTAGACTGAACATCTCTAAGGAATGGTTCCACGATGTTCACGAAGTTAGTTCTGGTAACTTCATCATTGAATTCAAAGAGTTGATCCTTAGCGGCTGAACTAACAGCGTCTTCTACGTAGATAAACAAACGACGAACGTTGATTCTATCGAAAGCGGAGGAGGCTGATAGGGCTGTCTTATCACCGAATAGAACAATACCACCAACATCATTAGCGAAGATGACAGGATTGATTCTAGCGGAGTAGAGACGATCTCTCTGTGGTTGTGTTGGGTTGTAAGCTAGTCTTACACCATTGAGGATTGCTCCTCTAGTAGTTCCTGCTGGTGAGAACCAGGGGAAAGCTACCTGATCAGTTCTTGCACAACAGCCAGCGATGTCTCCGTTCATAGGAACATATCTGAACTTGTCTGCAAACCTGTCATACATGTACTTGTAACCAGTGTCCAATACGGCGTAACTGGAAGAAGATACAGTTGAGTAGAAACTGATTAGGTTATCAGTAATCTGGTTAGAGTTGATAGTAACCTGAGCACCTGATCCAGAATCAGTAATCTGAGAACCTCTGTAAGGTGAAATAAACGCCATAGCGTCCTTACGTAGTTCTGCGATCGAGATGATCTTGTTAGCTAGTGACTGAGCCTCAGGTTCATTGTAGGCTGCTGATCCCATAATTAGGAAATCAACATCAGTCTCATCATCAGACTCAAAGTTCTCGTAACCTGCTGCAATATCACCAACGTCTACTCTTAATGCACCGATGGCATCAATATCAATACCACCGTCGTAGTTCTTACCACCCTCCATAGTTACCGCTAGGTTACCACAGG